CTAAACTTTTCAAGGCATATGATTATCAAAAAGCAAAAGTAGAGTTCTGTAGTTCACAGGCAGGGTGGCATCCTGATTGTAATGATGATAAAATATATCAAAGATATTATGAAAAAACTGTAAAAGAAGGTGCTTCCAAATGATTCCCTACAACAAATCACGTAAAGAACAACAGGTAGATAAACTCCAGGAGGATTTTATTGTCTGGGCAGAATCACGAGCAGCAGAACTTGAAATTACCGTTGATTACTTTATTGCGGAGTTCTGTTCGTGACTTTGATTCTTATGAGTTTATTGGGATTTCTTTTCTTTTCTGGAATGAGTTTCTTGTTCATAGCAAGTGACCATATACTTGACGAAGGAGATGAAAACTGGTATGATAATCAAACAAATCGTGAGGAATCGCAAGGTTAATGGCACAAAAGTTTCTTTACATCTTGGATTATTTTGTTCCACAGTGGCAATCTGAATATGGTGGATTGTTAAATGTGATTGCAGAGGATAATGACGAATGTTTTGATGTTGTAGTTAAATGGGACAATGAAGGCTGGACTGAATATTATAGCAAACTTCGTGAGAATGTAATCAAAGCAGAAAGATTTGCCCTTGCAGAAGATGAAGAATCCCGTGTTGTAACTTCCTTCACAACATAACTATGATGAAAGAAAATCAAAGAATGTTGCTCGAACTTGCAGAACATCATCAAAAAAGAATCAAATACTTGGAAAATAAGGTTCGTGAATATGAATCTGAAATTGCTCAACTCAAATACTTCACAGAGGAAAAAAACAAATGAGTGCTGATATGATTGTTGATTATGAGGCACATCTCAAGAATGGTCGTGTCTGGAGAGTAGATATATCCCTGCCGATGCAAGATTCTCCCGAAGATGTTCCTAATCATCTGGATGTGTCGGTGGATGTGATTGCTCCGAATCGTGATTTAGCACAATATATTGTAAGTGTAATGTATCCTGATTATGATGCTCTCTCCATTCCTGATGACCCTCTCAATTGATTTGATTCCACAGTTTCTTTACAAGGCACCAAAAGACCATTATTATGAAGTAGAACAGTTCAAACGTGATGTATTTGCGATTTGGTTATGTTGTTCTCGTGAATTTACTTATAATAATGGTAAAGTTACTAAAACTGTGTGGGGTTTTTATAATTATAAGACTCACAAGTTTCATTCTCCTGTAAATAGTAAGACTATTGGTAAACAAGTAGATTTCAAAAATACAACTTGTTATACATCAATGCCCATCAAAATCACACCTCTGGAGGCAGCATTTAGATGAATTCATTTGCAGTAGGAGTAATTGTAGAACATAAAAACTTTATTGGAGAAATTCGGTTCATTTGTGATGAGTATGCGAGTGTATGTACCTCTGTGGGAGCACATCGCGCTGCTGATATATGCGTGATTGTGTATAAAAAGGATTGGGAAGAAATGAAACTTTTTAAAGAAAGTCATAAATGAGAACTCTGGGGCCTTCAAAGTGTCCCTATAGTGTAAGCACCGAAAACAAAATGGACGACTTTGATGACATTTCAATTGAAGAGTTCTCTTCTTTTGATTTTGTAGAGGAGATGAACGAATCTATTGAACAAGATGAAAAGTTCAATGTCAATGATTATCTCAACTCAAATATTGATTACTAATGATGACTCCCGACACTTTCAGTTTCACTGGTGATACCGTAACCTACTTAGGGTTCGTAGGTATCATCTCCACACTGATTATTATCGTAACTGCATTCACACGTTTCTACAAATCACCCCTCAACAAGTAAATGACCGACACTGTAAATGTTCTGCCTCATCTCAAAGAACTTCGTGATTCTTGGAGGAAACAAAACTTCAACTTCACAGAAGAGCAACAAGAAAAGTATGAACTTTTGACTCTTGCCCGACACGAAAGAATACGTTTCTTCAAAGAAAATGATCTCGTAGCAAAAGGACCAAAAGTTTCACCTACCGAGGAGGTAATTGAAGACGAAGAGTATTGATAAATATTAGAAGATACGTTCACCTGTAAATGAAGACTTTTAAGGAATTTGTGTCCCTTTGCGAAGAAGTTGAAGATAAATCTAAGGCATTAGGTTTTCAGGCAACTATCAGACGCCAAAATCAAGGTGGACGTGTCGGTAGAGATAGAAGAATAACTGATCCTGAAAGACGCAGAGAAAATCCATATAAACCTCGTAAAGATATTGGAACTCAAAAACAAGCATCCACAAGAGTTCAACAACCAGAACAAGAACGTGGAAGTGCTCGTGAGACACAATTAGCAGCAGCAAAGGAAGAACGTAGAAAGGCAGCTGCAGCAAGAGCAGCAGCAAAAAGTGGTGGAGAAACACCAAAACCAAAATCAAGCGATTTGGTAAAACAAGCAACAAAGATTCTCTCCAAAACTAAACCTGCCGAAGTAGATAAGAGACCCTCAGATCAACCTAAAAGACCTGCAAAGAGAAAGGTACGTGTTGGTCCTGAGTATGAGGGTCTTACCCCAAGAGAAGCAGATAAGATATATAAAAGAAAAATTAAATCAGCTGGAAGAAAATTGCTTAAATCAATCAATCCAAAAATAAAGGATGATGAACAGAGCAAAAAAGCAAGAAGTTGACTCATCTCAAATTAAACTTTCAAAAGATTGTGATAAACCAGATAAATCATAACTCCTATTATTGGGCCTTCAAAGTGTCCCTATAGTATAACCACTCCAAAATTATGAAAACTGTGAAAGTTCCGATCACAACTCTGGAGACTCTGATTGAGAATCTTGCAGATGCGATTAATGTTTGCTATAATGTAGATTCCAAATCCAAACGTAGTGAACTATCTTATCCTTATGCGACAGGATATAGTCGTTCGGCAATGCTCAGTATTCAGGAGCAACTTAAGAATCTGAAAGAATCTGCCAAATAAGAACTCTGGGGGCCTTCAAAATGTCCTTATATTATGAACACCAAACCAATGATTTCTCTTCGCCCCCATCAAATCCGTGGCGTTGATGCCATGTCCAAGCACAACAAAGGTCAACTCATAAAACCAACTGGGGCAGGGAAAACTCTTACTATGATTGCTGATGCACTCAAAGAGTTTGCTAAAGAAACTCCACAGACCATTGTTGTTGTTTGCCCTCGCATTCTGCTTGCAGAGCAGTTATCCAGTGAGTTTCTGGAGTTCATTGTGAATGCAGAAGTTCTTCACGTTCACAGTGGAGAAACTCATCACGAATCCACCACAAATCCGGATACAATCCGTCAGTGGGTGGGTACTCATAACTCACGTCACAAGTTGGTATTCACAACCTATAACTCTCTTCAACGTCTGGTTGATGCCGAGATTGATGTTGATACGATATATTTTGATGAGTCGCATCACAGTGTAAAACGCAACTTTTTCCCTGCAACAGAGCACTTCTCTGCGAATGCAAATCGTTGCTACTTTATGACTGCAACTCCAAAACATTCTCTTACGGTGTCTAAACCAGGAATGAATCTTCCTGAGGTTTATGGTAATGTCATCTGTCAAGTTCCTGCTCCTGAATTGGTGGATCAAGGTTACATATTGCCCCCTAAAGTTGTCATCAAGCAACTTGCGATGGTGCAAGACAAGCAGATGATATATGAGAGAGATGCAGACAATCTACTGGAAACGATTGATGATCAGAGCATCAGCAAGATTCTGATTTGTGCTCGCAGCACCAAGCAAATCGTTGGGTTGATATCACAATCTCCTTTCTGTTCTGAACTACAGAAACGTGGATATTCCTGGATGATGATTACTGCCAAGACTGGTGCTGTCATTGACGGCAAGAAAGTCAATCGTGAGGTATTTTTTGATACTCTCAATGCCTGGGGCAAAGATTCATCCAAGAAGTTTGTTGTGATACATCATAGCATTCTATCTGAGGGCATTAATGTATCAGGATTGGAGGCAGTATTGTTTATGCGCAATATGGACTACATTGGTATTTCGCAGACTATTGGACGTGTGATTCGTTTGGGTGACTCATCCAAGAAGTTTGGTCTGGTTGTTGTTCCTGTGTATGATAAAGTTGGTATCTCAACTTCACGATCCATTCAGGCAGTTGTTGATACAATCTTCAATAAGGGAGAACCAGCAATATCAGTGGTTCGCAGTTGAGACTCAATGAGAACCTAGGCCACCACTGGAGTCAAAACACGATTTTTTGATGATTCTACCCTGAGGGTATGAAAGGTCATTCACCACAAACGAAAACACCGATTTTTTGGAAAGTATTGCAAATGAAAGACGGATTTCTAATCAACAAGGGCGAATATGCTGTTGTTCCATATGGAAACTCTGGATACATTATTCTACACAATGGACAACAACTTGAGAAACTTTGTAGAACGGAAAGTTCGGCAAGGAAATATATAAATGAACACAGAAAATCCAAGTCAGTTGCAAAATTACAAATCTTCGATTAAAATGTATGTATGAGCAATTCTAAAGATTTAGACAAGTTTTATACTCACCCAGATGTTGCAAAAAAATTTGTTAGCATTATAAATCAAAACTTTCCTTTAGATAAGTTTGATTTAGTGATCGAACCTTCTGCTGGAAATGGTAATATATTGCAGTATCTTCCTGAAGGTTCTATAGGTCTTGATATTCAACCTGAAGGAGATGAGATAATCAAACAAGACTTTTTTGAATACGATCCTGGTTATCATCCACTCCTAAACAATATCAAAATAGCATGTGTTGGAAACCCACCTTTTGGGTCTGGATATATGAACCCTCTTGCAAAAGCATTTTTTAATCATGCAGCAACTTTCAGTGATTTAATTGCATTTATTGTGCCTGCAAAATGGCAAACATCATGGAAAGTTCAATTTCAGTTAAATAAAGAGTTTAATTTATATTTTACGGAGATACTTCCCAAGAACAGTTTTGTGCTTGATGGGCAACCATATAATGTATGTTGCTGTATGCAAATTTGGTCAAGAGTAGCAAGAAAAGACTTGATTGATTGTAGAATTAGGAATAGACCACCGACTAAACATGATGATTTTGATATGTTCCTGACTTGTGATAATGTACCAAAACTACCTGAAGTAAGAGAACAAATAAAAAATCAAGAATACTGGGAGTTTGCTCTCAAATATTGGGGACAAATTCGTGTGTGTAACTTTAATGAAGTTTCTTCAAGCACCACAACACACTACCTTTTTAAGTCCCAAAAAGCATATGTGAGAGATATATTTGAGCAGATAGATTGGAGCAAGTATGTGTCCAATATGGGAGCACCTAATGTTGGTGGAAAATCCTTGGTTGTTAAGGCATATATTGATAAGAAAAGAGAACTTGGAATAGTTGATTAACTCGGGGCCTTCAAAGTGTCCCTATAGTGTGACGTTGCATGACCAACTTCTCTTCCTTACATTATTTGGATTTAATTATGTCTTTTTTGCCTAAAGTTTTGAAAGAATATGATATTGATTTCTCTAACGAACTTCCAATAGAAACCTTTCTTGATTATGGGTTTTATAAAATTGCAGATGTTTCGTTAAAATCAAAAGAACGATTTGTTAAAAACCCAGAGGTCAATCCAATTGAATATGTTGTTGTTCCTGGTTTAGAACAAAAATACAATTCTTATCGTGAATTGATTTACATTCTTGCTATTGATGGTAAAGTTGCTAAAATTGGTGGAACTTATGTTGGAATGAAAGGACGACATTCATCATATAACTGTGGAACTCGTAAAGCACGAACAAAAGGAACTTGTTCTGTCACCAACTTTAACATTACGGAAACACAATATGCTGCTATTATGAATAGTAAGCGTATTGAATGGTACGTTTATGATGTACCTCTTGCCGAAGCAACTATCAACGTGTGGGGTGAGCAACTTTCCTATAATGCAAAGACTTTTTATAAGTATGAGAGTGTATTGTGTGAAAAATATAAGAAATTGACAGGACATTTTCCTATTCTATCTGCTAATGCTGGAGTTGAATAACTCTGGGGCCTTCAAAGTGTCCCTATAGTATGAAGAACACACACCTAGAACACCCAGAAGATGAGATTCTCACAGGTGACCTATCTGTGCTGAATTGGTTCACTGCAAAATCAAAGATTACCGTCAAAATTGATGGTGCTCCTGCAATAGTTTTTGGTACAAACCCAGAGAACGGTAAGTTCTTCGTGGGCACCAAAAGTGTATTCAATAAAGTCAAGATCAAAATCAACTATTCCGTAGAAGATATTCTTCGTAATCACGGTAATAATGTTCGTGTCTCAGAGATTCTGATTGCTTGCTTTCATAATCTACCACGCATCTCTGGTATTATTCAGGGAGACTTTATTGGTTATGGTGGTTCCGACACATATTGCCCCAATACTATCACCTATAAGTTTCCAAAAGTAATCACCAAACCGATTATCTTTGCCCCTCATACAACCTATTTTGGGAGCAATCTTCGTGATTGTAGTGCATCCTTCGGTGCGAAAGTTCGTGCCTGTTCTACAGTCTTATGGGTGCGTCCTAGAGTGTCTTTAACTGATGATCGTGAAGATATTCTTGATTTCTGTAACTTTGCCCGACAGATGAGCACTTTGTGTGAATTTGTGTCCGAAAAAGAAGCAGTCAAGATCAAGAAAGAGATCAACCTTTGTATTCGTGAGAATCGCAAAGTGTGTGAGTATGAGATTGCCGAGAAGTGTAATTGCGACAAGAACTTAATTCGATTGTGGAAACTTGTGGAATCTATCAAGATGGATTTATTCTTCTACATTCGTGCCGACAGAAACATTTCCTGTGAGATTGATGGTCGCAGTAGTGAACACGAAGGATATGTGATTACTAACAAGTATGGTTCATACAAAGTTGTGAATCGCACAGAGTTTAGCAGACTGAACTTTACATTGGAGAAATCCTGGAGTTAGTAACTCTGGGGCCTTCAAAGTGTCCCTATAGTATGAACACCTCTTCTCAAATCTCTAAAATGAGACAAACTCACCGCTTTGTTTGTATGACTGAAGCAGTAGACTTTTTCGTTGAAAAGTTTCACTGGACTCGGCAAGAATCTTGTCACTTTATCTGGGATAATCAGTTCACTATGGGAACTGATCGTGCTATTTGGATCACCGAACCTTCTAACTGATTATGACACTCACCATTCAGGCACGGGCACAACAAACCATCGCAGATTCGGTTTTCAAGAATACTCTGCTACTGATTGAGTCTCTCAAAGATAACTACCGCGAGTATTCGATTCGTGGTCATCAACATTCTCTGAATCGTTTTGATGCCACTCCTGGTTATCATCAACAAAAGATTGATGAACTCAAGTCTGGTAAGTGTGACATTGATTATCAGATAGTGACTGGTAAAAAGTATCATAAGGTCGTTTATGTTGATGGTGGTGGGAATCGCAGTGTTCACTGCTTCATTGATAAGAATAGTGGTTCGGTTCTAAAATCCGCATCGTGGAAATCACCTGCCAAAGGTGAAAGATATAATCTCTGTATTATATCACATAGAGAATGGTTATTTGCGAATGCCGATTGGTCGGGAGGATATTTATACCGATGATTGAAAATCGTGCCCGCATTCTTTCCAGTTTTATTATCTGTTTTGCCTACATTATCACAATGTATCACGACACAACTTTAGGTTCTCGATTATATCTGGTGGGCAATTCTCTTGCCATTCCATATATGATTCGCCATAAGTGTTGGGATATTGTTGCTCTCTTATCTTTTCTAATTGTTGCTGGTTTACCAAAGGTTTTCTCATGAAGTTCATCGTTGATCTCTATGTTGGTGGTAAAGTGTTTAAGGAGCAAGTGCAGGCAAACAATCAAAAAGATGCCCGAGAAACTGCACTGGCAAGAAACCCAACTGCAAAAGTAATTGGAATCAATGTAAGTTTTCGTTGATTACAACAACTCTGGTGGGGCCTTCAAAGTGTCCCTATAGTGTAAGCACTCATCCTTCTTCAAACAAACAAAATCATGGGAACTCGCTCACGCATCGGCATTCAACTCGCAGATGATTCCATTCTTTCGATATATTGTCATTATGATGGTTATCCTGAGTTCAATGGTGTTAAACTCCAAGAACATTTCAATTCTTATGAACTTGCTACTGAATTGATTGATGGTGGAGATATTAGTTGCTTGTGGACAAATGCAGGTTGGAATAATGAAGTTCTCCCTGAAGTTGGTCCTCTTTATTATTCTTCCAGGGGTGAAGATTGCCCTCCTCGTCTTGATGCTACCTTTGGTAAGTATATTG